AAATTGGACCCGGTGTATGGGATGAACGCATTCACACCAAAAATAAATCAGTTTATGAAGAACGTCGGTCAGGTTTCCACACCGGTTGGAAAGTTCAACTGTGCAACCGGTTACCACAGTTTGTGTGTGACCCTGATTTCATTGACTTCATGGGTAACGACATCGCTGATATTGCTGATGTTGAAGCCTGGTGTGAAGATATTAATTATCTATGGTACATCAAAGAAGCGGAAAAACTTGTCAAACCATTGTTAGGGTGAATGATGATTAATTTAATGCAAGGCGATTGCCTAGAAATGATGAAAACAATTGAGAGTAATTCGGTCGATATGGTGCTGACTTCACCGCCATACAATATGAATTTGAGGATACGAGGGGATAAGTATTGTTCCCGTCAAATAGTGAAGGAGATTTCCACAAAATACCATAATTTTGAAGATAACCTTCCAATGGATGATTATTTTGAGTTCAATCGCTCAGTGCTGACTGAGTGTTTGCGCGTTAGTGATCTGGTGTTCTATAACGTCCAGTTCTTGACCGGTAACAAACCTGCCTTATTCAAGTTAATAGGGGAATTTAACCTAAAACTAAAGGAGGTCATTATCTGGGATAAGGTTAACGCCCAACCGGCAATAGGAAGAAACGTGATGAACAGTCAGTTTGAAGTATTACTTGTGTTGCAGAATAGCAAACCAGAAAGCCGGTCTTTTTCATCCGCACAATTTAGTCGAGGCACATTATCAAACGTGTGGCGAGTGAAGCGTGAGAAAAAAATTCACCCTAGTCATGGTGCGGTATTCCCTTCATCCCTTGCCGAAAAAGTTATAGGTAATTTTTCCTCAATAAAGTCAACAGTGTTAGACCCTTTCATGGGTTTAGGAACTACGGGTGTAGCTTGCCAAAACCTAGGTCGTGATTTTATTGGAATTGAGCTAGATGAAGATTATTTCAAAATAGCAGAGAAGCGGATAAGTGATGTCGTAACATTTTATTAAGATAAAACTTGTCAAACCATTATTGAACTGCTAATGTGTGACAATGTTTAACAAGTATTGATGGTAGGTAATTAATGACTATTGGCATTTACGCACTGGTTCACAAACGCACCGGTAAACGTTTCATTGATAAATCTTTGAACGTTACGTTCCATTCTAAGAACCATATTTCTGAAGTGTTTGTTGATCACAACGATGATCACTATGCAAAATATTTCTATGAAGCCGTACAGAAAAGTGGACCGTTTGCGTTTAAGTTCGAGATACTTGAAACGTTCAGTTACGTCAATGAAGAAGCATTGGTGCATCGTTACAATTACTGGATCGATCACTTCAACACCGATGATGTTAATCACGGTTATAACTGGAAAAGGAGAACGTAACGATGGGTGTACGTGAGAATAAAGTTGAACGGTATCTTGACGACCAGGTTAAACGTTGCGGTGGTATCACGCGCAAATGGGTCAGTCCAGGTCGTGACGGTGTACCAGATCGTATTGTCATCCATAATGGTACAGTCGTGTTCGTTGAAGTCAAAACAACTGACGGTAAATTGTCATCGGCACAAATGCGTGAGCATGACAGGTTGCGTGAACAGGGTGTCAAAGTTGTAACAGTTTACGGTGAACAAGGTGTTGACGTTTTTATCAATGCAGAGTTCTTTTTATGAGCAACTTGCTAACACCACAACAGTTGCACGACTATCAGCGTGAATGTGTTATGCACCAGCTGCACCACGATGAATCAATGTTATGGTTGCAAATGGGCTTAGGTAAAACTCCGATCACACTCACCACCATTGTTGATCGGATGCGTGCTGGTCAGGTTAAGAAGACTTTAATCTTTGGACCGTTGCGAGTGATCCAGGCTGTATGGGCGCGTGAGGCTCGCAAGTGGAGTCACACCAAACACTTACGCTTCAGTGTCATCCACGGTAACAAAGAGAAACGTGCACGTGCTTTGTTCGCTGACGCTGATGTCTACCTGATTAACTATGAGTCAATGAACTGGCTTGCTGAAACATTGGATCATTACTACTTGTCACAAGATAAACCGTTACCGTTTCAAATGGTTGTCTATGATGAAATTTCAAAGCTGAAGAATTCAACAACGTTGCGTATTGCCGGTGGCAACCGTGATCGTAAAGACCAACGTGGTGAGGTTTATAAAATCAAGGTGACCGGTTGGCGTAAGATTATGAACCATTTCACCTACCGCACCGGCTTAACAGGTACACCCGCGTCAAATGGTTACCTTGACCTACACGGTCAGTACCTGGTTGTTGATGGTGGCGAACGCCTTGGTGAATACGTAACGCATTACAAAGATTCGTATTTCATGTCAGATTACAGCGGGTGGAAATACTCACCGACTGAACTGGGTAAACAGTGGATCGAATTCAAAATTTCAGACATCACGAAAAAAATGGATGCGGCTGATTACCTTGACCTTCCTGATGTAAAAGTTACGAACGTGATGGTTGATCTACCAGTAGCGGTGCGTAAGGCTTACATTGATGTTGAAAAGAATATGTTCGCGCAACTTGATTCAGGTTCAGAAATTGAAGTGTTCAGTCGATCATCAGTGTCAAACAAGTGCCTGCAGTTCTGCAACGGGTCACCATATCTCAGTGCTGAATCGAGTGAATTTGAGCCACTGCATGACGCTAAACTTGATGCTCTTGATGACGTACTTGAAGAAGCCAGTGGTTCACCGGTGCTATGCAGCTACGCTTTCAAAGCTGATGCACAACGTATCATGCAACGGTTCAAAAAGTATCGGCCTGTCAACCTGACTGCAGCACCATCGAAGGACACCGAGCGTATTATCAACGAATGGAACAGTGGCAAGATTAAACTATTAATCGGTCACCCAGCTTCAATGGGGCATGGTGTTGATGGACTTCAAGAAAGTGGTTCAATACTGGTGTGGTTCGGTATGAACTGGTCGCTTGAATTGTATGAACAAATGAATGGTCGCTTGAACCGACAAGGCCAAAAAGCACCGGTAAGCATCATCAGGATACTATGCAACGACACTGTTGATCTTGCTGTTGCTGATGCGATTGAACGTAAGTGTGACGATCAGGAAGGTTTGAAATCAGCGTTACAACGTTACCGTGACGGTCACACAACAAATGATTTGGAGGTTAACTTTTTCTGATGTGTAATTTACATTCTGATTATTTATTATTTAGACGTTTTAAAATTAACGTTGCTAATTATATCGGTCAGGTTCGTTTAGATTATTCAAAGATACCTGAAGGGTTTAAACCTGACAGTGGTATCGGTGCGGTTGCTGCTGTGTTAAATACGATGGGTTGTGGTGATTCGATAGTCATCAAAAGACCTGTTAACTTCAATGGCACGGCTATGAGTTGGGATTGCCTACGTGCTGCAGTGAACAAAGTAAAAGAACGACGCGTGTTTAAACTCAGTCGTAATAAATCACACGCTGATCAATTTTTAATCGTGAGGGTTGTTTAATGAGTTATAGAGATTCAACACCGTTGGTCTGCCACAGTGTCACACGCGGTCAGGACATCAGTTGTACTCGTTGCGGTACAACGTGGTCAATGGATGATGATAAACCCGACTGTATGACACACGGTGAATATGGTGACAAAGTTTTATCTGATTTAAGGGTGATGTTGCAAAGTGAAAACAACAACTGAAAAAGAAGCTGCAGCTAAACGATTACGTGAGTTAATGAAACGACAAAAAATGAACAACACAATGTTGTCGAAACGATCCGGTATTTCACCGGGTGTCATCAGTCGTATATTAAGTGAAAATCGTGATTTCAAAGTCAGCACTGCAGTTAAACTGGCGTATGGTTTGAATATTTCAGTTGATCATCTACTTGGTGTAAAACATGAACCAGCGAAACCGACAACTATTGAAAAGATGAAACGGTTAGTTGCACAAATGGATAACGTGTTGTGGGGTGAAGAATGAAAGATTTACCATGGTGCGCGATATTAGTGAACGGTATTGTGACTTTGATATTCACTGCAATACTGGTCCACCTGCAGATTCAAAGTCACAACAACCACAGTTTAATAACTTACTTTGAACCGTTCACCAGGTAACTCAATAACAGTACCGTCACTTAAAACACCGCGTGGTTCGTAAACGTAGTCACCGGGTTCAATCATTGTCGGGATTGTTACTTCATAAAGTGAGGCTTGGCAACCGTCATCAGCAAACCCACCGTATTGCACTGACGGTAATTTGATGAACGTATCAGGGTTATCGTTTAAATTGCGGATGATCCTGACAACATTCATTGTAGTGTCTTCATCATTTACGCAGACTTCACGCCAAAACCGCAACGGTTCACCTGGTGATACAATGCGAACTTCGTCAGGTAATATACGCCGCACGGTGACTTCACCGACCGACATCGTTGACGCTACCAACAACATTAACGTGATTAAATATTTCATGTGTTGGACCCTTCATTGTAAAGTTGGATGATTCTACTGCACGCTATTTTTAGATCACGTTCAATCAAAGTGGGTCGTAACGTAACGTAAACTTGCCCGAAATAACCGTCACAAAAATCAGTGAACTTGATAATATCTTGTCGCTTAATATCACCAGGGTAATTTTGTAACTTTTCTAATTGTTTGAGTAAATCGTATTCGACAATTTTGTAAGCCGGTGATGTTAACTCAGCGTAAGCTTTCTGGACCATCGAATCAGTTACGCGGTCAACTTGTGAATACGCGGCTGATAATGTGGTGACAACAACCATCAACGCGGTCACAGCGGTTTTAATATCAGTTAATTCCTGTAACAGTTTTTTCATATATTGTTTCCCTGGTTAAGTTTTTGTTTTCATTTTTGAACCGAGTGATGACCCAAAGAAAAAACCTACAACACTTTGGCGTTCACTCAATAGTTGCCCGATGACGACACCAATTAGGTTACTGATGACAGCAACTAATTCACCAGGTAACTCGATGTAACGTGCGTACATGACAGCAATAATATTACACAACACTAAAAAGAAAATAGTTGGTAAGTTGCGAGTCATGATCGACTTTGCAACTTCATCGGCTTGCGCGTGATGGGTCTTATATGATTCACGTGCGTTCGCCATTTCTTGTGCTTGCAGTTGTTCAGAAACGTGACTGTCTGCCATAACTGCAACTTTGAACTTGTACGCCAATTCAGGGTCAGCGGATAACGCAGCAACCGCGTCGTCACCTTCCTTACCGGTGATGATCTTTGCAACATTGGTCACAGCATCCATTGCTTCAGACGCTTTCTCACCGCGTTTGTGATCGAATAACCCGATGACATCGGGTACGAACTGTAAAAGTTTTAACGCTACACCAATCATAAACCCCACCTCGCTTTCGGTATTCGTGTGTCAAAATGTGTGAACGTGGGATATAAACCGACACCACACGCATCATGAAACCGACTGTCAAAATAATCAAACACTTCACGCGGTTTAAGTTGCTTGTTGTTCACGAAAATCTTACCGTCAATCGCACTGCAACGCGGGTGTTGACTTTCATCATTAGAACCAGGACCACCGCTTTTCAACGGTGTCCGGTTCCATACGTAACAACGTGCAGCACTGGTGATCTCCAGACGAACTTTATCAACACCGTACTTAGTAGCAAAGTAATCACACGCATCTTGCCATATTTTAATCACCGGTTCGTGCGCTTGTATCGTGACAGCACAGTTACCACATTTACAGTTCAGCTCATACTGACTTATGTTCTTAGTTAGATCACCCATGTTAATTTCCTTAATTAAACCCACTGAACTAACACAAAGGTCAGTTTTTCATAGTGTTCCCTCTGTTGGTTAAGAGAAATACGTTAGTGCTAAATAAATATCAGCTTGGTTTGTGACTAGATCCTGAACTGATATATAGTCTCCAACACCGCCTGATACAATGTCTATTAACTTTAAGTATGTATTGCTATCTGACACTTCCGGCAAGACTTGTCCGTTATAATTAACTACGTTTAGCCTTACCGACCCATTATAGTTCTGCGTTCCCGCTAGATTTTCAGCAGTAAACGGTAGATTCTGAATAAAAACATCATTTGTTCCAGTCATGCCAGATGTATTTATATTTGTCATCTGAATAACAACAGTTGTTTGCCGACCTATTTTCGTATAAAAGCCATAAGTCTGCGATGGTGCACCTAGATTGCCGCCTGTTGCTGCATCTGAAATAACCGGAGAAAACTCACCATCTTCATAATCAGACATAACATTTCTGGTCGCAGTGCCCGTACCGCCTGAATCTTGAAATTCTAGGCCTTCTACTGATTCAACTCCAGAGTAGCTGACAACTTTAACATTTGGTGAAACGGTGTTAAGTGCATTTCGTAGCGCATCAAGATAGCCCTTGCCGTCACGCATATTGGCGTTTAATGCCGCGCCACCATGTATATAAAATAATCGAGTATCAATTAAGTGCCTGTGTCGTTATTGCGACCACCTGAACCACCGCTAGCGTCACTAGGTGGCTTAGGGTCTGGCTTTGGTGGTGTTGGATTTTGTGTAGTCATGTATACGTGTAGTTTGTTCATGTGCGTTCCTCGGTTGGTGATTAATATGCGTTATAGTCAAAATCATATGTATTATTTACTCCGAAATTGGCCCCTCCGTAAGTGAAGATTACAGCTTGGAAGCCTGTGTTTGTTATGAGCTGAACTCCTATCCCCGTCGTTTGTCCCAAGTTGTGGTTTTGCAAACTAGCGGCAACTGCGGGAGTAACACCGCTAGGGTATTTTCTTGGGAAAATAACTGGCACGGTAACTGTGCTTATTCCCGTGTTAACTGTATACGATTCACGAGCTTTAGTTTCATATAAAATTAAATTATCTGTATTTATCACAATAGGCAAATCACCGATAAACTGAATGCCTGTTAATTCGACAATATTAAAATTCAACGAAGCTGACGTATCACTAATATTAATCGGAGCGCTGCCCCCAGCTGAGCTTATATTTAACTCTGCATTCGTT